TGAAGACCTTCTTGCCACCAAGCTTGAAATCTCTACAGAAATTATTGAACGCCAGGTCAACGCCCTTAAGGTTGTCAATGGCATCCGCAAACACACTGATTCCCAAACCTACGCTTTCGTCAATGTTGTTCACTATATTTGGTGTTATCACCGTAAACATAGGGATATCCGTTCCTGTGCTGTAAGATGGAACGATACCGGGAGGAAGCTCTACCTGTTTGAGCACTCCTTCATCATTCTCAAGATAGATGTTGGTAATCTGATAGCCTGAGGTTTCCTTGATGTGTGTTTCCAGGTAGATATATGTCTTTCCTTTTACCAGAACCTCACTGACAAAGGCCACGTCTATAATGGTTCCTTGAAGGACAGTCAGAGGAATAATGTTCTGGGCAGACAGGTATTCAAACACAATCTTTGTCTCGGGATCTTTCATGACATCATCATTGCTGACAGACATGCCGATCATACGAAGGACAATCGCCCCAGTACCTGAATAAAATGCTTTTTCAACCAGTGCATTCGATTTCTGCCAAAACTGATTTTCACCCAACACCCCTCCCATCTGGTTATCACCCTGCAGAAATAGGTTACTCGCTTTATCCTCGACGATAATCTCAGTCCTTTCGTTCAGCAAAAGGGATGCCCAGTCTTCACAAACCTTCTTGCCCATCTTGAGCGTGTACATATCCCTTTCAATGATCTTTGTTCCGGATACCTCCCTGAAATGATGAAATGGCTTGTAATACCCTTTCCACCACTGAGCCCATTCCTTTATGTACTGATAGTAGGCACTGGAAACATTATATCCATGTGTGTTGTTCAAATACTCAATAACCTGTTTTATCTCCAAAATATCACCTCGGCACTAATTTATTTATGAATCTTTCCCAGCTGTATTCAAAGGCATCCAATATATCGATGTCAGTTGTGAAATCATCAAGTCTGACGTCTTTGCCCTTCTCTGCTGCCTTAGCATCCCACAAAGCAGTCTGCAAACCATCTATGACAAGCTTGCACCTCTTATGAATAAACAATCTGTTCACATTGAGCAATGTATTGGCACAGTAGATTCTTTGCACAATCTCATTCTTCGCTGAATCACCTATCTTGATAGTCAGTCCTGCTTTCAAACAGGCTTTTTTCAGTCCATTGATCAGATACTGCGCTTCACTATCTGCAAATCCGTATTGAATATAGACACTGGGATATAAGCTCTGCAAATCTTTAATAAACGCAATGAACTCCGCATTGACCCTTTCACTGTCGATATCGCCTTTGCTGCCAGTTATGTGATGGTCTTTCAGCACCGTCAACTTCTTGAAGTTTCTGTGTATAGCTGTGGCTACAAAAGTAGTCAAGGATCTGTTGCCACCAAAGTCAACCCCTATGGTTATAAAGTCAATGTCCTTTTCTGCCTCATCAACAATCCATTTTTCAGGGTTATTTGCAAACTGGGCATAAATGACACCTTCAGCTGCTATCCATAAGCCTAAAATAAAACGTTTGAAGAAGACACCTGTGTACATGTTGCGGTATCGTTCTTTTATTTTTTCCGACAAAGACAGGTTGTCATCCATCGTGAAATGAAGATACAGCAGATTCTTCTCTGCTGCTTTTTCAATCCAGTTTATATAGAACCAATGCTTGGGGTTATTCGGGTTGCAGTTAAAAAAGAACTTGGACCCTTCAACAGAACATCTGCCTGTAGCCTGATTAACAAAGCTTTCAGGCATCAGGGCAACCTCATCGAAGAATACCCCGGCTAGTGTTAAGCCCTGGATAAGGTCCTGTGACCGCTCATCCTTGCCACCAAACACATAGAAATAGTTGGTTGTGTTCCCTCTGCTGATGATCACCAGGTTGTCAGCCCTGCTGTCCTTGACCTTATATCCTCTTGACCAGAGCATCAGCTTTAGCCAAAACAAAACATTTCTTCTGAAAGATCCTATGGTCTTTCCACACATGGCAAAGTTTTGAAGATTGAAAGTCTCCATGCCATACAGCACAAAAGACAAGGACATTGATAAGGTTTTTCCGGATCTGATAGCACCATCAGCTATTAGGCCATCCTTATCACTGACCGGTGAGTTAGGCATCCACCAGGTCAACACCTTTAGCTGCTTGTTAGAAAACGGTTTGAATTTAAATACAGCTTTTCTTATTCTTGCCATATCTCATCAACCTTTCCCTGCAAGGCTTCAATGAAACCATCGTTTTCTGTGACACCCTCTTCTATCTCAGATATCTTGGAAATTTCAGCTTTCAGCTTACTAATCCTTGCTCTTGTCTCCTCATCCACAAGGCCATACCTATCTAGCTCCATGAAGTTCTTGATCATCTGGTTAAAGGTCGTCATGGACCTCGCTATTGAATTGAGTGCCGCATTTTGTTTGTCCCAGGCAAATTGAATATTATATTCCTCTTCCCACCCGCTGCTCTTCTCACCATCCATTCTCTTTTCTCGCTTGAGTTCTTTGGTCATGTCGTCAATGTCTTTGACGTAGATCTTCTTCTGGGCGGCGACGATATTGGCATATAGGATATATATCTGATCAACCAGCATGTCCACCGGGGATCTCTCTTGGAGCTCCTCAACGATATCATTCAACTCAGATGGTAAATATCTGGAAAACAGGCCATGTTTTCTGGCATTTTGATTCTGTAAAGGTGCTCCATGACCGGCTGAATTTTGATTGCCAAAAGGTGCACCCTTTTTTGATTTAGAATGCACCCCATCGTGCACCCCTTGCGATGAAAAAGTGCACCCTTTTTTGCTTTGGGGTGCACTCTGTTTTGAAGTGATCTTGTTCAGCTTCTTCCGGACGTCCTTCTTTTCATCAGCCCAGTTGTATCGTTTTATCCATGACTTCAGTGTGTTTAGCTTCAGATCATACTTGTCAGCTATATCTTCAAGCTTCAATCCCTTAAGATAGTCTATCTTTGCTTTTGTTTTCAAATCCTCACTCAAGTCACCACCTGCTTAATCCTTAATTATACCCACCCCTAACCCAACAGCCGGTTACAACAGCTGCATAACACAATTAATCTTCGGAGGAAAGACAAACGAAAAAGCAGCCCCTGAACGGACTGCTCCCACATTTTAATTGTATCACAGGTTATTCGGAAATAAAAGGACATAAAAGTGACACGTTTTTCACTCTTTAATTTGTTCAATCTTAGTAATTGCAATGTCTCCATACAAACTTACCGCTATTTTATTCAAAGCAAAGCTTTTTAACCTTTTGCAATGTCTTTCAGAGACTTTAATGTCATACGCTATACAATACCAAGGCTGGCTTCTAAAATACCTTTCCTCGATGATCTTCTTCTCAAGACTTGTCAACTCCTTGATTGCCCGGTCTATCCGGCTGATCTTCTTCTGAGTGCTATGGATCCGTCTTGTGAGTTCTTGTTCACTCAATGCATTATCTATGGCCACATCGCCTAAAATATTGCTGATCCTGTATGTTTTTGATGTTCTGATGCCATCATATGACATTGCACCTACTCCGTCTTTGTGATTGTCTTTCATGAATTCAAGCTCCTCCTTCATAGACAATATACTTAACCTGAAGCTGTTATAGTTGTATAACAGTGCCTCTGTTGACTTGTAATAGTTCTCCAATACCTTTATCTTCATGCAATACCTCCCTAAAGAAAAGCCCAGGAATTATTCTTCCTGGACTTCTTGAGCCTCTCTGCCATATTTGTTTAGTTTCTTGCATCTGGTGCACAATAGTTCTATATAGCCTATCTCCTGATCGGTATCCACCTTCCCAAGCAGCTTATTGCAATTCTTGCATCTCAGTTCCTGCATCATACCCTCCCTCGCGGTCACTCCGACCTATTCCCATCAATGATAAAGCTTTTGATGCCGGCAATCTTTTAACGATGGAGATCACCAGTGCATACCAGTTATCCGTATAGGTCATGATCTTCTCAAGCTCTGTCATGGCCTACTCCAGTTCTTCCCGGGTGAAGCACTCCGCTATACCCAAAAGCCAATAGAGCTTATACATGCCAAAATCTGTGATGTCTGTTATTTCCCTGGTGACCAGCTGTCCTTGATAATTTACCGTTGCTATACTGCCTATGTGCATTAGTTAACCTCCTGACATTCCGGACATACATCAACCAATTGGCCATTGATCATCAGGGCCTCATATCCTTCCGACCCGCGACCGTCTACTGCGCCCTGAAAGGTTTCAAATGTAGCATCCATTTCATTTGTGCAGACATCACAGGCAATGATGTATTTGCCATATTCTTTATCTATCATACCAACACCGCCGAGACCCTTTTTTCTACTTCTTGAGCCAGAGTATCTTTTATGCTTTTACTTAGGTCGTCCCACTTCATTGGCTTGTCGAGCATATAATCATAAACCATCACATTCAATCTAATGCCGAATATATCATCATTACCTCTTACCTTTATTGCATCCGCATAATACAATTTGATCTCATACTCTCTGTTTTCTGCTTTAACAATCATCATCCTACTCTCCTCTTCAATTATTCACCAAATCTTCAACACTATAGTTATACCTTGTCTTCCAATATCCTTCCTGCACCTTCTTATTGATATGCAGCATAACCATTGCCTTTTTATGGTTTTCATTTACAAAGTGTCTGATCTCTTCGTTAGTTTTAGCGATATAATAACCGCTGTTTTTAGAATTGCTACACACTGGTACCCCATCTTTTCTAAGTGCCGCTATGCAATTTCTCAATGCTCTGTCACTAACTCCAATCTCCTTCCTTAGCCTTTCCCTGGACTTTGAATTATCCTCACCTTGCAGCAATGACTCACATAGCATTAATTTCAATCTATTCATGACTCTACCTCCCAGTTCCATAATCCCTGTTTCCCGATTGCCTTAATTGGTTGTTCAAGCATTATCACATTTGCTAATTCCCATGCGTATCTTCCATGCCTCCAATCCCCAAACAGGATCTCTTGTTTAGTTGGTGTTATTTCCATTTGCTTATTTCTATCTATCTTCCAGCAATTAACCAACTCAGCAGTAGCTATAATGCATCCGTGTGGCAAGTTGTTAAGGCTAGATGTATGCGATAAGCCTAATGCATCTTTAAAGGGATAAAGCTCTATAGGAAAGAAAGAATTTGTATCAAACTGTTTTTTCGCTGAGTGAATAGCTATCGGTCCTCTATATTTAGTCTCCCAGCTTCTAGTCTCATATCTTTTCGCCCCTACTGCTATTAAACTTGCCCACGGTTGCCAGATTGTTATTGCTTTCATAACTCCACCTCTCTAAGCATAGCCTTAAATTTCTGACGGGTATTTGTCCATTCTCGATTGTGCCAAAGCCACTTCATGCAGCGATAATAATATCGTAATTTCTTCATTAGCTCCCCACCTTTGATTGTTTTGAACATTCGTTCATCTCCCAAACCTCGACAACGACATCTCTTCCGGAGTGAAATCGCTGTCGAATCTCTTTAACGTGCTTACGATCATCATCCTCAATCAGGTAACCCTTAAGTGCATCAATGATCATTTTGGTCAAATAACCATGATTGTCACAATCAAGCTTCGAATTGTAACTGATGCAAATTCCGACTGGATTAACAAATAAACACCTAGGTATTTTCTGCTGCTTTAGGGAATAAAATACAAGCTCATGAATCTCTTCAGCAACCTTTTTTCTGTTATTCCAATGGGTACCTGAATAAATTTTATTTAATCCATATTGTGCATTGACCTTCAGAGGCACAATAAAACTAACCATAGACCCTCCTATACGTTCTTCTTAGTGATTTTTTCAATGTCCTCCTCATCATCGATTAAATCAAAATAGTTTTTTCTAGCCATGTTCTCAAGCTCTTCTTCTGATAGCTTATTAAACTGTTGTTCAAAATTGTGAAAAGAACTCGTTTTACTGTTTTTAGAATTAGCAGACTTCTCACTGGTGCGATTCATACCGCCATTAGCCTTCCAGTTGCTTAAAATGCCTTCGACATAACTCTTCTGGATCTTCCCTCTCTTTTCAGATTCAATAATAGCTCTCTTAACCCATTCGAATCCATATTCCTTGAGGACAGCATCAATCCAATCAGCAGTCGTACCGTTGACAAGAAAACCACATTGCTGGTAAAGATTAGCTATCTGTGAAAACGAGTCACCGGGAGAAGCATTATCAGAAAAACTACAACTACTACTACCATTTTTATTTTTCGGTATAGTTTCTTTTCCTTTCTTTTCCTTTCCTTTCCTTTCCTTTCCTTTGTCTAAATCTGTATACATTTTTGATGTTTCTGCATACATCGTGTTAACATTCTCTTTATTATTGTTTACATCATGTTGACAGAATTTAAGCAAAGGTTTAAAGATAACAAAATCAGCCCTCACTCGCACGTCTTTTCTTCTTTTTGAGACATGGTAGAAGTTTTCTTGGATACGACGAGAAGTCAGAATTCCATATTTCTCGTACATCATATTGTTGAATATTCCCTTGTCCACGCAGAAACTTACCAACTGATTGAGCGTTTTTACATCCTCCGAAAGCTCTTCTGCTAAAAGCAGGGCCGATTCTTCATCCCAAGCCATAAAGTAGCCTTCTTCCCTGTAGAGCGCCTGTAAAATCCTCACCCAGATCCCCAGACCTGAATTTTTAAATCTAGCTAGTAAGAGTCTTCCACTTGTGTCAAAAGTGGTGTCTAAAGAGAAATATTCAAGACTCTGTTTATACAATCTTAAATCACTCCTCTAAAACGGATACAACTCCAGATCCAACACCAAACCAGGATCAGCGACTACAGTCGGCACACCTGTGAGCTCCTCGATTTCACTAACCATCCTCTCTGCATCAGAATTGCCATCAGATAAGTGCAACAGCACAATTTTTCTCACAGAACCCATATCATTGGATTGGAGGAACTGCTTGACATTATCGAGGCTAAAATGCGATTTAAAGAGTCGTTTTTGGAGCTGACCTGGAATCAATCCATTATCAATATTTTGAATCAAGATATCGGGGATATAATTGCACTCAATCAGAATGTAATTGAGATCCTCGAACTGGTACTTCAGGTAAAAAGTATCCGTTGCGAATAAAATCTTTTCACCTGTATCCATGCACTGTATCAAATAACCAGATGGCTCAGCGGCATCATGTTGAACATCAAATGGTAATATACTAAACCCATCCAGATCAAAAGGATTCTTTGAGGAAACGATGTTCAAGCGGTGATGCTTTAAATTCAGCATGGCTGCTGTTCCCCTGGTGGTGTAAACATTAACGCCTAAATTCATGAGCTCCACAGCAGATTTGGAATGATCCAGGTGCTCGTGAGTTAAAAGACACCCTACCACATTGGAAAAATCAAATCCAAGAGCCTTCTTGATATCCTTGATGCCTATTCCACATTCAAGCAGCAATATCTTGCCGTCATGCTCCAGAATATACAAATTACCCTTACTGCTGCTTGCTATAACCCTAAGTAACATTGCTAAAACTGTGGACCATCACCAAGAGGATCGTCATCATCTTCAATTGGCATGTCCTCGAATACAGGGTTTACCTCCACATCGACCACTTTCGCCTTATCCGGTTTGAAATTAAGTTTCTCCTTATTGGCCTTGGTCTCAATCTCAGTCTTCATTTCCAATTCTGCTATTTGCCCGGTATCAGCATAATCAGTCTCAGTAGATCTATTGAAAGCTTCAATCATAAGATCGCTATCATCAGATGTGTTTGCATACATTTTGCAGGCTCTGTTGATTACCGTTTTCTTGGCCATCTCTTCAGTGAAGTTCAGATGAGCGCCAGAATCTCCTTTGGCATATCCTTGCTTCCATGCCTGTTTGATCTGCACCATGCTCATAACCTCGACATGCAAAGGACCGTCCTCCCCAATAACCACCGCAAAAGCACCTCTAATCTTTCCGATGTCAATATTCTCAAACTTGGGGTTGAACTTGCTGATTTGAATCGTCGCTGTATCCAAATCATACTCAGTCTCAAACTCATCGCCCTCATAGATGCAATAAGCCTTCACATCATTGACACCCTCAAGCCTTTTGGTGACAGCCACTGTACCCATGTAAGAGCGCATGAGCTGTAGCTTCTTGCCGTAAACGACAAAATAGCATTGCTTCTTAGCCGGTGACAACCCCTGTACAACCATATCCAGCAAGGCGTTGGCAACTGTGTTTCTGTCACATGCCTCCAGGGCGAGATTCCCGTTTTTATCCTTGGTTTCCTGTAAAATCAGCCAGGCTGACTTCATGGCATTTTCCGGACTGTAATTGGGCGGGAAGTGAATCTCACCCTTCTGTTTAAACTCCTTGATTTTGTTCTCTACGACGTCAACGACGTCTTTCTTGATTAACTGCAATTGATTTGACATTCTTGCCTCCTAAGACACCTTGTATTTTGCGGTCAGCTCTGGGTCCAACTTGTCGGCCGTGCCCATTAGCTCACTTTGAAATTTGGTTATTGTATTTTTCTTGAACTTGCCTGTCATGACACACAGTTTTGGATCTTCTGTCACATACAGCCCGATTACCTGGCTTTGTGTCGGCAACAGCTCATTGACAGATTCATTGTTATCGACAAATATCGGTGCTCTGACATTGTAATGCTCTGTGAGCGAATTGATGATATCAATCCCTGCGTTGATGGAAGCTGCTGTGTTAAGATCCGTGTAAGGGACACCGCCTACCATCGTCTCAAAACACTCCTCAATGGCGCCATTGACCAATCGGTTGAATAGTTTGAACTTTACCAGCTTGAATCTCTGATTGATTTTCTCTTCAAGCAGATTGACCTTTGTGATGACAAACTGACCAATCAGATACTCCTCTTGATCAAGCCTTAAGATCATGTCTGTATAACGACGTTCCTCTTCCTTGAGCGCCTCAATCCGTCTAAGAGATTCCCTGATGATTTCCTTGCTGTTTAACGCTTTGTTGATCTCATTCAATACTCTGTTGAATGTCCTCTTGTCTTCAATGAGTTTTTGAACAGCATTGCCTGAATTTAGCGACTCAAGCTCATTTTCAAGCTCTATGATCCTTTCTTTCATCTTTGCATACTCTTGGTCCAATTCAGGGTGAAAACTCTCAGAAATCTGCTTTTCTGCGGTCAGCTCCGTATCCAATTGGCTGATGGCTGTCATTAAATTTTCAAGATCCTCTTTGTTTTTTCTGAGCCTTTCATGTGCTGCATTAAGCTCACTTTCAAACTTGGCTTTCGTATCTTTCTTGTACTTGCCCAGGTTGTTGATGTCCGCAAGAACTTTTTTCTTGTTGTTTTTATAATTGGCAAGCATCCCTGCAATCTGAGAGTCGACCTCACCCTCCGGAAGAGACTGCCTGCAAGTCGGACAAACAAAATTATCTTTGTCCGGTTTGATGAACTCCTTTCGGAACTCAAAGTCCCATTGCATCCTTAGTTCCTGTATGCTCTCTTCAAATTTTACGATTTCAGCCTGGAAATAGGTTGTTCTGGTTTCATCTTGCTTAATCTCCGATGTCAGCAGCTCTTTCCGATGCTTCGCATCGTGCAATTCCTTTTCAATGCCGTTGTGCTTTGTCATCTGTTGGGTGATCAGCTGCATCTTCAAGTCAAAGAGCTGGTTCTTAAGGGTGGCCAATGATTTGCTTTTCTCTTTGAATTGCTGGGAGATTTCTTCCTGGCTGTTGATCCTGTCATCGATCTCCTCAATCTTTCTCTCGTAAAGAAGCTTATCCTGTTCGAGTTTCTTGAAATCGATATTCTCGGGAAGCTCAGGAAGATTTCTATTGATTTCGTCAATTCTTATCGGAATGGTCCTTAACTCGTTGTTGTACTTTTTCTTCTGCCCGGCAATGATTTTCGAATGGTCCTCCAGGCTTCTTTGTCTGATGATATCAAGCAACGGATGTAGTTCATTGTTGGCGTTTAGGACGTCCACATCCTCTATGTCACCAGTCATGCTCAATAGAAGCTTTCTCCTGTCTGTCCAGTGCATCTGTGAGGAATTGAAGTACAGCGTGTTGGTAATCAGCTTAAAAATGTCCTCCGCGACAATATCGGATATGTAGGCATCATATTCGGACTTTTTCACAGGCACTTCATTGATATAGTGCTCCGTTTCGTGGCCTGTCAGTGTGCGATCCGCTTCACCCCTCTTTTTGGTCCATTTCTCCCGATAGGTTTTACGAAGTGTTATTGTCCTGGCACCTATGTCAATCTCTGCCTCAACTGAATGGTCAAGCCCTGTTATCACATTTCCCTGGCGGTCAAAAGTCTTGATGCCAAAGGATGATGTTGCCCTGTAATGGCTATCCTTATCAAAAAGAAGCCAAATAAAAGCATCAAACACAGTTGTCTTGCCGGTAGCATTCGCGCCACATATCTCAATGTTGTTTCCATCCGCCACAAGCTCAAATCGCTTGATGCCTTTAAAATTTTCTAGCTTAAGTTTTATGAGTCTTATATCCTTCATTATTACCTCCAAATAGTTTCCGGGAGCATTTCCTAATCCAAAATACCTTTGTATTTTTTCGCTTATATCCTTTTGCTCCCGGTTACTTGATAATTGATTGTGTTTCTGGTAGAATCATCTTAAGTAAATATTTTTCATAGTTTTTGAAAGCTTCTTAACCTATTGCGCAGGTTTGGAGCTTTCTTTCTTTTTCCTCTTCTACAAATTCTGACAAGACCCTCACCGGTCTTCCGTCATTACACATGATGATCAGTCCAAGTTCCTTATGCATTCTTAAAGCTTTTTCCAATGTGATTGTCTCCACTATCCGAATCCTCCTTTTCTAATTTGAAAATGTGTTTGCATTGTCTGCACTGTACCAGGTTGATGATTGCCCAGAACTCGAAACCGCATATTGGACACCTGGCTGTCGATAATATGGCCATCAGACCAGCTCCCTAGCATTGTTCATAAATATCAGCGTCAAGGCAGCTGCAGCCATCTCATCCAGTTCTTTCAAGACAAGTTTCCATTCCTTTGTTTGAGCTTCCCCGATATAACCATTGACCGCTATGTCTACAATCCTGTCATGCATGCAGGTCACATCCTTGATCTCCTTCTGAAGTCTAAGAACGCACTGAGGCAAGTCCCCAAAATGCAACTCCGGTAGATATCGCCCAAGATCGCTGTTTCTTTTCAGATGCATGTAAGCCAGGTACTTGGTGTTGTAAGTCTCAATCATCCGATGAACCATCTCATCCGATGGAACCCTCTCATACACCTCATAGGATATAAGGGTTCTTTTGCTGATCCCCATCATTTCTGATGCCTGTTCCTGTGTCAAACATGATGAGATTCTGGCAAACTTATAAATATTTGTGCCATACTTTTTCATCCGTCACTACCTCCTCTTGCCTTACAATAGAAGTATGAATCAACCTCTTCCAGCCTCTTAAAATATACATTCTGTCTAACCCACTGCCAGATCAGAATTCTCTTTACTACTCCCTTCAACCGAGGTGACTTCATCATTTTGTAGGCGCCTCCTTTCCTTTTCTTTTTCGTATCTTAGAAAACCCTCTTTCAAAGCATTCGCCAAAGGGCGGTAGTATGCTTCCCTGTCTACTTCTTCGAATCCAACAATCTCTTCTGATAAGACATTTCCTTTTCTGTCCAGTGTGACTTTCAGTTTTGTCACTTTCAATTAATCTCCTCCTTCACAGCATATTCATGTGTGTCTTCTTCAAGCTCTGTGATCCAGTTGCGCAGCTTGTCAATCGTGCGCTGGTACTCATTGAACTCATGTAATAATTTTTCCTGCTCTTTGGTGTATTCATCGATTTCCTTCTTGTACTTCCTAATCAGCAGCTCATCATAAGTTGTGATCATATTAAAACTCCCTCCTATCTGGTTTAACACCTAAATGTCTGCATAGCTGGTCTAACATCTGTTCCAGTCTTTCCATTCTTTTTGCCAACTCTTCGAATTCCTTTTGCTCTTCAACTTTGATTCTTATCTGGCCACCTTCTGTTCTCGTAGCAACCAGATCTCCATCATCAATCAGCTTATTGATGTTTGGTCTGCCAAGATTTGTCATTTTTTGGTATTGGGGTATCGTCACCCACTTGATACTCATGATTTACCTCCTTATCCGGTTTAACGGGTAAATCTTCTTCTTCTGAATTCTCAAAATCCTCATCAGTCAGATTCAATAGTTCCTTCATCTTGAAATATACTTTCAAGGATGGATCCGCAAGACCTCCTTCTATTCTTGAGTAGTGTGCCCTTACGATGCCAATTTTTTCAGAAACAGCTTCTTGAGTCATTCGCATTTCCAATCTTTTTTCTTTCAAATTTTTTCTCATTTTCTCACCTTCTTTCTTGGTTTTTTGATGTAACTTATAGACACATTTTGAAAATGAATGTATACTATCATTAGTATGTATAATATTTTATAAGGTAAACTTTCAAATATGATTTGTTTATGTTTCCCCCTTCTTCTGTTTGTTAGATTATGATATAAATGTAATTTCAAACTACTTTATTCTAAGTATAGTAGGTTTCAATAACCTTGTCAATACAAAATGTATTCTTAAACTACTTTTTTTGGAGGAGTTTTTTGATAAGTGAAAGATTAAAATTAAGTAGAAAAAGTAAAAACTATACGCAAAAAGACGTTTCAGAAGCTATAGGTGTTGAAAGGGCAACGTATACGCAATATGAGTCTGGTAGAATTAAACCATCTGTCGAAAAAATATCTGAAATCGCAGATTTCTTGGAAGTATCTACAGACTACCTTTTTGGCCGCACCGACGACCCAACTCCATATAGAGAAGTTGACAGTGATTTAGATAGTTCACCGGATGAAGAGCTTAAACAGCTACTAAGCGACCCACAGATGAGAGTCGCTTTCTTGGATTACGCTTCCTGGAGCGATGAGGATAAAAGGGAGCTGGTTAACTTTATCAAGTTCAAAAAGTCTCAGAGGGATGGTAAGGAAGGGAAATAAAAAATAATAGAAGGGGTGTATTATGGAATTTGAAACCAATGTTAAACAATTCGGGAACAGGGTTAACTCTCTAAAAAACCAGATCACAAATGAAGAATCTACCAAAACTTCACTGGTGA